ACATCTTCGCAACACTGTCCCGGCTGATCCCAAAATCCCGGGCAATCTGACGCCCGCTCAATCCATCCTGGAAATGAGCGTGACGCACCTTCAAATACAAGTCCACGGTGTATATCCCCAAGCCCTCCCGAAATCCGAAAGGGCAAAAGTGGACGACTTTTACGCCGCCCGCGACAACACTATGCCGTCGCTACCGTGGCCGAGTATTGCTCCGCCGTTCACACGCACCGCCTCCACGGTCATCGTGATCAGGGCGCTATCGCCCGCGTCGACCTCGTATTGGTGAAGCGCCTTTTTAACCGCGTCTGCGATCTCCTTTGCCGGCCGAAGCCGCCCGTGATCCTCCGCCCAGCAATCCAGCTGGAGCGTCTCATCCCGACCTTCGATGCAATCCATGTCATTGGGGCTATAGTCAGACGGGCCGAAGGTAATGCAGGGATAATCTGCGTCTGCTGGCATCCGGTCGAAAATGCGATCCCCCACCAGCGCGTGAACGCGCGCATCTGCGACGAGGCGCTCGTAAATCAGGGTTTGCAGGTCGATTGAGGTGCTCACACCATCACCCCGCTCTCACAGGTCAATTCGATGAAGAGCCGGTCATCTGACGGAACCGCCGTGCGGATGTTGTACGCCGTGCCGCGGCGGGTATCGCGCATCTGCCATTGCGGCGTGATTGCGCGCGTGTTGCTGTTCGCGCGAACAGTGACAACCACCGGCTGTTTGCCTTGCAGCCGCGCGGCGATCACCGCCTCACTGCCGCGCAGGTAGCGGAAATGGGCCCGGGTGGTGAACTGCTCGACCCAATCGAGGGTTTCGCCGCCGGATCCATCCGGAAGACCTGCAAGCGCGTCGAATGCGACGGCCTCGATGAGCTTCACAACATCACCCAGCGGTGCTTCCCGAGCAGCACATCGACAGCGAAGGGCATAGGCCGCTGCTCTTTGTCCGAGGCTGCCGAACGCTGTTCATACCAGTGCGCCACCAGCATGCAGATCGCGGCCTTGATATCCCATGGGACGTTTTCAGGCGCGCCATAGCCCGCCGTGAAGGTGACCTGCACCGGCGTCAGAGACCGCCCGAGCGACGGCGCTGAGAAGTCGCTCAGAAACTGAACCCGCACGCCGCGCGGGTCGGTGATGACCTGATAGTCGGTAGCAGGCACCGTCTGAGTTGCCCCGTCCACGTCGGTGTATTCTACCTGAACCGCCGAGACGTTCGGAAACGGCAGACGCAGGCAGGATGCCCAGCCGTTATAATCCTGACGCCACTGCTGATTGACGATGCAACGACCCAAGATACCGGTGAAGCCGTCGAGGTGGTCTGTCGCAGCCATGATCAGTCGCTCGACCAGACCATCGTCATCGGCAAAGTCGATGATCGTATGATCCTTGGCTTCCTGCACCGTGACGGGAAATGCGGCGGGCGCTGTGACACGGACGGGGGTCATTGCTTATTTCCCGCCGTAGGGGAATGGATCAAGGCCCAGCTTCTTCGCCTGCGCGGCTGTCATGCTGACCTTGGGGCCCGGCTTTTTCGTAGACTTCGCGGTCGGCTTCTTTTCTTCCGGGACTGGTTTCTTTTCGTCGCTCATCTTTTCAACTCCATTGAGAGAGGGGAGCCCCGGCCATCGCGGCCGAGGCGATTGGCTTAGATGCCGTCATCCATTTGGAGGATGCGGATAGCTTTGGGATCGACCACAGCCCCGCCGACGCGCTTGGTGGTGTAGAACAGCACCTTTGGCTTTGCGGTGAACGGGTCGCGCAGTACGCGCACGCCGGTACGATCGACGATCAGATAACCGCGGGCGAAGTTGCCGAAGGCGATCGGCGTGGTGTTGGCGGCCATGTCGGGCATGTCCGGCATCTCGGTGACCGGATATGCCAGCAGCTGCGAGGGCTGACCTGCGACGCTGGAGGGCTGCCACAACTGGCGGCCATCGGCGTCGCGCAGTTTGCGGATTTTGCCCAGAGTGGTCCGGTTCATGACAAAGCGCGCGCCGTTGGTGTAGCTGGCCGGCGTTCCGTAGATGAGATCGAGGAGCTCATCTTCGGTCACAGCGGACGTCGCTGCGGCAGGGTCAACACCGATGGCACCCAGTGGGTTCGCCCCGGCATTCGCAGCCCCGCTCGCGTAGCTCAGGAAACCATTCGGCTTGTTGACGCCATTGCCCGCGACGAAGGCCAGACCTTCTTGTTTGGCGAACTCGGTCTGAACCTCATTGGCCAGCCAGCTCTCCAGATCGATTGCGGCATCGTCAAGCATCCCCTGCGTCGCGCCGGGGTTGGCGTAGATTTCGCCAGGGGTGATCACCATCGAGCCGAAGGTCGGTGTGCTGGTTTCCGGGCGCGCATCTTCCTCGCCAACCCAGCCGGAGCCAGTGCCGCGCAGGTTGAACAGCTTGGTGAACCCGGCCGTCGAGATGTTCTGCACCGATGCGATCGAACGCATGGCCGACACTTCCACAAGCTTGTCGGTGATCGTGCGGTCCCATTCCACCGGCGCCAGAAAGCCTCCTTCAGGATCGGCACCTTTGTTCAGGTTGGCCTGAACTTGGCCCTTGGCGAAATGCGCTTGGAACGCCTCGGTGTATTCCGCGTCTTTCACCGCGCCGGGGCCGGTGCCGCTCAGCGACATGGCCGCGATCTTGGCGTTGGCTGTATCGATGGCCGCCTGAAGTTCGCCTACGCTCGAGTTGAGCCGGTCAACCTGTTCAGACTGGACCACATCGCCCATGCCTTTTTTCAGGTCATCCAGTTCCTTCTTATGTGCGGCCTTGAACGCCTCGAAGGTTTTGCCCTGCTCTTCGATCAGAGCCTTGATATCGGTGCTGGCATCAGCGCGCACACCGACAAGCCCGCGAACGGGTTGTTTGAAGTGTTTCATTTGAAACCCCTTTAGATTTTCAGTTTTTCGGTGTTGCCGCGAAGCGCGGCGATGATGTCAGCGCTCGGCATGACGTCAGGAGGCGATACGTCAGCCCCCCCTTGCAGTTCCGCGAGGAGGCTACGGCGCTCCCGGCGGGACAGTCCCTGTGCGGCCATGCTGGCCTCGATCTTGGCAATGGCCGAAGCACGTTTGCCGTTGTCCTTGTCCTGTTCGATCTCGGCGTCAGACAAATACCCATCCGCAAGCCCGGTCTTCACCGCATCCTCACCCGTGAAGAAGGTCTCGGCATCCATCCACGCCTCAACATCTTCGGCTTTTGATCCGGAACGCTCGGCGTAGAGATCCCGCATCGCGCGGTCGAAGGGCTCCATCATTGCCGCTGCCGCCTGCATATCGTGCCGGTTGCCGATCGTGATGCCCCAGGCGTTGTGGATCATCAGGAAGCCGGTCTTTGCCACTTTGATTTCATCACCGGCCATGGCGATCACCGAGGCAGCAGACGCGGCAAGGCCCAGCACATTCACTGTGACCTTGGCCTTGTGTTCGCGCAGCATGTTGTAAATCGCCACGCCCTCAAAGAAGTCGCCACCGGGGCTGTTGATATCAACCCGAACGTCACGCTCGCCAATCGAACGCAGCGCCCCGGCGATCCGCTTGGACGTGACACCGTCGCCATAGTCGCCGCCCCCAATCTCGCCGAGGATGGAGATTGACGCTTCGTCGCTATTGGCGGCGTGGATGCCCGCGTTCCAGCGGTCGACCACATCGGTGCGCGGTTGCCATTCCATATTGGACAGGGCTTTGAACGCTTTGATCTCGGGAAGTTTACGCAGGCTCATTCTGCCCTCCTATCTTTTGTTGGCCCAGTGCCGCCGGCAGATCATCCCGGCGCGGCAGGTCCATCCAATCGCGCGGCTCATCAGGATGCAGCCATGGCGTCTGGCCGCCCGCACCAAGCCCCTTGGCGAAGAACTCCGCCTGATCTTTCATGGACCCGCGCAGCAAAGCGCCGGCGTTGAACTTCACCTCATATTCATCGGCTTCGCTTTCGGTCAGCAGAGAGCGTTCAATCGCCTGCTGCCAAGCCTCGAACCAAGGGTTCAGACCATAGCGGACGAAGAACTGGCCCAGCACATCGATGCCCGAGCCCCATGACGTATCGTCGACACCCAGAAGCGGACGCGGAACGCCGAAGGGGCGCGCTGTTTCTTCGATCTGATGCTTGCGGTTCTCCAGCCCCTGCCCGTCTCGGCCGGGATGCTGGTTTGGAACGAGATCCATGCCTTCCTCGAGGATCTTCCACTTGTGCGCATTCTCGGCGCCCGCATCATCGTTCATGCTGGCCTTGAGCCGCTCATAGGCCTCGGGCGAGAGCTTCTCTTTGTGCTTCAGCGCCCCCCCGATGATCATACCGTTGCGGAACATGCGCGCCGCGGACTTCTCGGCCTGTAGGGCCAAGCCAATGGCTTCCGCAGACTGCTTGACCAGCGACAGGCCCGTGATCCCGTCATCCGACAGACCATAGCGCAGATGGAACACTTCGGACTGCGGCAGCGTGATGGGGCCGCGGCTGCCCCGTGTTACCACGTACTCCAGCGCCCAATCGTCGCGCTGCTTCACCGTCACCCGTTCCCCGGCGATTGGCACGAGCTGCATGACGCGGTTGCCGCTGCGCACGATCATCGCGAAGGCATCGCCATCGGTCAGCGCGCGCTGCTGCATCAGGCTGCGGAACTCGAATGCGGTCTGCCATGCGTTCGGCTTGCGGTGCAGCACCCGAAACAACGGGTGATCGCTGGCCTTCGACTTGTCCCCCTTGCGCTGCATGTGCAGCGGCAGCATTCCGATGCTGAAGGCGATGAGCGACACGCAGCGCAGGATGGTGGTGTTCTTCATCGCCGACTTGGCGTCGATATGCGCCCCGGATTCCGTCATGCCGCCGCCGCCCGTGCGCATGAACTCCAAGAGCGCCGGATCATCCAACCCGCTGAACACAGCCCCGCCTGGAACGCTGGCCTGCACCTCCTTTTTGCTCTCTGCGGCAGGGCGCCGGAACAGATTTAGAATTCCCATAACACCGCCTTAAAACGTCAGAATGCCGCGCTCTTCGTAAACCGATGGCCCACCGTGCCCGACTGGGTTCCAGCTCATCAGCATCACGGCGTTGAACAGCGCCATGAGCGGGTCGATCTTTGCCGAGCCGCTGCGCGCCTTGGTCACCAGCACGGCATTGCCGCGGGTCTCTGTCTTCGCATTGCCCACACACCACCGCATGAGCCGCTGGTCGCAATGCACCAGCGTCTTGTTCTTCAGTTTGACCGGCGTTCCCTTGATCGCCGCGTTCAGCTTGTAGCCTTGGCTGATCGCCCGGATGTCCTCGATCTCAAACCCGGCCTCGATCAGCGCGTCGACGATCGAGGCCACACCTTCGGGATCCATGCCGATCCCGTCTTCCTCCGGCAGCAGCCCCGCCTCTTGTAGCCGCTGGCAAATCGCCACGATCTCGGGGTTGGCCTCGGCATCCAGGTTATCGACCAGCGTCAGATCGCCGGCCTCGACCAGTTCGTGCAGTTCGGGCGCGATGCTCTTGCGCAGCGTCAGCACACCGCGATCCGCCCAGGCCCTGCCCCAGTGCATCCAGCGCTTGGTTTCCGCGTGACGCCCCAAGACCGAAACGCCCAACAGATCGTCCAGCCCACCGCCGTCGAGGCCAACAACGCAAACCTCGGAAGAGGCGATGATCTCATCCAGCGTCATTTCCGGCCGCCCGGCCCCGGCCCAGTGGTCCGCGCCGATCCAGCGCTCGGAGTGCAGGCCCAAGCCGATCTCGATGTTGAGATGCTGGCTCATCCAAATCTGTTCGGCCTCGGGACTGATCGCCCCGTTGTTCGTGTAGTCGTCTTCCAGACGCTGCTGGCTGATGGAGCGGCCGAGGTTCGGCAGCACCATTGGCCAGTTCTCACGGTTGCGCCAGTACCGCTCCTTTTTCTGCAGCGCCTCCGGAAACTCATAGAGCACCGGCAACATGATCGGCCGCGCGCCCGCCTTACCGTCCCGGATCGCCCGGGCCTTGCCGATCTCGGCCTTCCAAATACCCGCCGGCTCTTTGTCTGACTGGGTGGTGATCATCATCAGCTGACCACCGGTCATGGTGATCCCGCCGCCCCTGATCTGCTGCATGACCTGCTGCGCCCCGTTCTTCTTACCGAGTTCGTGCAGCTCATCGATGATGGTCATGATCGGGATTTCCCCGGTCACGATCGAGGTGTCGAAGGTCTTCACCTCCAGTTCCGTGCCTGTCTTGTATCGTGTGATCGTCTTCGTGTGGTCCTGAACCCGGAAGACCTTGGCCAGTTTCTCATCCAGCCGGATCATGCCCTGCGCCTGATCGAAGAGCCGGTTCGAGATGTTCTGCGATGGCCCGATCAGCAGCATCTGACCGTTGGGCGACTCGTTCATATAAAGCGCGGTCAGGGCGAGACCCGCGCTATAGGTTGTCTTCGAGCTCTTCTTCGGAACCATGCAGAGCAGTTCCCAGACGAGCCTTTCCTTCGTCTCCGGATCCTCGCTGGCCAGAAAGGCGACCAGCACATCGCGGAACCAATCGCCGCAGGCTTCACTCATTGGCGGGTTGCCTGCGACATCCGGCAACCGCAGCCGGTTGAAGAAAGCCAGCGCCTTGCGCGCCTTGGCCTCATTCAGCGGCACATCCGCCATCGGCGTTTCTCGGCGGCGTAGCCGCTCCCACCAATCCGGACAGGCGAACCGCGGCAGCGGTTCAGTGCAGTCCATGGCTCGATTCTTGGCTCAGCTCGCGCTCAAGTTCATCATCGGCCTCATGGCCCATGAGCTCGCGGCGCTGTTTAACCCCCGGCGATTGCTGGCGCGGCTGCTCATTGCCCATCTCGCGCTCTGCGATGTCGCGCTCCGCCTTTTCGAGCAGTGGCTCCAAGGCGCGCATGGCCGAGACGCTGCCCTTGTCCGCCTGGGCATCGAGGCGGAGGATGTTGCGGGCGCGCATTTCTGCGATCGCCATCTCCCGCGCCATCTTGGCTTTGATTTTCCCA